ACAGCTGCTATAGTTACTATTGGAGTTATACTAGTTGAAAATTCTACTCTACCTGCCATAATATTTTACCTCACTGCGTATGGACTTGCTGGAAATGAAAGAGATACTCTATAAGTATTACTTTTGTCATCTCCAACTTTTTTATAAAAATCTCTCATATATATTTCCCGCCTTTCTAAATCTCCGCTTTGGTCAGACATCATAGCCTTTACATAATCAACCATCGCTAAAGAAAGAGTCCGACTTAAATTTAAATGACTTGTCTCTGATGGGGTTGACTCTTCAGTAAGAGTAGGATTACCCCAACTTGTTTCGCTACTATCAGAACTGAGGGAATTAGGATCATTATCAACAAATAAGCTATCTAGTGAAGCATATTCAATCCTTAATCCATTAGTAATATCTTCTGGTGGATAAATAACACGATTAGTTCCAGATGACGTTATCTCTCCAGATGTTGTAGGGACACTATCACCAATACTTCTAATCTTCCACAAAAAGAGTTTATTATTTTTAATCTGATATATGTACTGGGTATTTGTTTGACTGCTCAAGGAGACGTATCCTCACTAACAATAAGATTCCCAGCTAATCTGGAAATCCCTTTGTATTTATCATCATCTTCCGTGTCAAGTACTGATACACTTACTAAATTGACCATATCAGCTGGAATATTATATTGATTACTAGTGCCACTAGTTGCCTTTGTTATATCCTGTTTTTTTACCCTGTGAGTCTTGGGAGCATTAGATTGAACAACTGTATATGCATCCTTTAGATATGCAATAACTAGTTCCGTATCTGTAGTCCCTACTCTTTCCATAATTTCTAATACTGTCATTGTGTGCTAGCCCTTTCTTCCCCTCTTTGTTCTATCTGTTGTTGAGCGGGAGCAGATTGTCCTCCTGTTGAAGCTCTTAACTCTTGTGTTGCCCATCCATATAATGTTTGGGACTTTTGGAAATCTTCTGCTGAATTTCTAGAATATTGTTGTGCAATTTGCATCCTTACAGCAGCTGACTCTACATGTCTTTTTGCTTTTTGCATATTGACATTAAAAGCTGCGGTGCCCTCTTGAATTAAAGCTTGGAACTTTTCTAACTCCGTAGAAACCTTTCTTTGGTGTTCCTGTACTTTTGCACCTGCCTCAGCCTGATATATCCCTACTGCAGCACGATGTTGTTCTAATTCTTTTGTGAATGCTTGCACCGCATCCCTTTGTTCTCTGTCGTATGATGCTAATTCAGTTTGTGCATCTTGTGTAATCTTCCCTACCTGAGCCTGATAATCACTAACATCAGCTCCAAATTTTTGTATAGTCTTGCCAACTTCCTGTTGATACTTGGTAATATCCTGTTGGTATTGTCTTAGTTTTGCTTCCCGCTCTGCATTTTGCTTATTAAAGTCATTCATATTATTTTGAATATCAGTACTGTATTCCTGTAATTGCGCACCAATAATTTGCATCCTTGACGCTACTAACTCGGGGTCTTCATTTGTCAAATGTGTATTTGCATCTGCAATATCAGTAGATACACTAGTTGAAAAGTATGTAACCGATGGTAATGTAACCGTAGGTACTGAAGGCAACGCAGTCATTACTGGATTAGAAGGAACATTTTCCAGAGCCTTAGGAAGAGTAAATCCGCTTGGTGCATTGTAAGAAAACACAGGTTGAGATGGAACAGAAGGCATCGAGAGTGTAGCCAAAGTTGGCAAAGTTGGAGAAACATATGTTGGAGCCTCAGAACCATAACTAGATACTAAACCATCAATTGTTGTTAATTCTGTTGTAACAAGAGACTGATTTGATTCACTCTGTCTGAGGAAATCTAAAGAGCCAGCATACATAAGAACTATATTTTCGTACTCCGCTAATACCCAACTGTCAGTATTCTCATCCACAATTGGTGGGGCTGCATATACTATGACTCCTTTCTGCAAAGTTGTTGGATCAGGTTTAATCCATATTTTACCTTCGAGTTTGTAGTATTTAGGAAATAAAGCGGTTGCCTGATTGAGAGAACCGCTGCTAGATTCAAAAGAATATGCCTGAGAGTCAGGTACTTCTCTTGCAATTCTCTTTACCACATTAGGGCCAGTTACAGTGCCACCATCATCTGGAGATACAGTTGTTTCAGTCGTAGAACCATCTGATAATACTCCTTCTAACGTGAAAACATCATCCCCTTTTGTTGCTACTTGTGTTTGTAATCCATTAAGACTAGTAAGTTGAGTAAATGCAGATAGACTAACAGTATCTCCTGCAGCAAGACCATGTGCAGTTTTTGTAAACGTATATGCTGCACCTGCTGATGGAGCAACACCTGTTGTAACATCTGTTAATGGGACTGATGGTTGTCTATAGACAGACAATATTTTGTCATATGCTATTCCACTGCCATCTGAGTCAGTTACTTCTGAAGTAGAAGCCACAGACCATAGAAATTTCTCTGGAAGAGAATTAACCACCCATTTTGATGCTTGATTGAGATGCTCTACCAAAATCCTAGATTTAGAATCACACCCGCAAAGATTATTTACTTTTTCCCAAAGTTTCATTCTACTCCTAAGTGAGTGAGTGCGTCCCCGCTAGGGAAAGGAAGGGGAAACCCAGCAGGGACACATAACACTCGGATTGCTAGAAGGACTACTTAGTTCGCTGGAGTTATTGATCCAGTAGACCAAGCTAAGAAGTACCAGTTTGTGCCATCGCACATCACTTCTATTCTGTCACCTATTACACCTGCATCTAATGTCAAAGACGATCTTACCTCTTCGGCATCAATATCACCGCCAGTACTGCTAACATGCTGATGTCTAAAGCCGTATCCTTTGGATGCCATGCCTTGAATCACATGCTCGCTATCATCGCCACTAATAAAAGTACAATGAAAGCCTGCAATAGAGCTTGATATAGTGGGTAGAGTAACAGTCCTTGCTGCACCAGTTAGAATGAATACCTTACCAGAATCCTTGGCTACCAATGTCTTGTTAGCTGTTACAGATTCACAGTAATTATTATTCCAACTAGCTTTTGCACCTAGTTTAGCCATAATCGTTACCTCCTATTTCCAGATTGCGTGAGCTTCGGGCATTTTGAACTCAAAGCCAGCTTCTGTAAGGATCATATCCACTCGTTTGTCATCTCCACTATTTTCTAGAGAGCTAACACCGACATAGACAGCTGTGTCACGATTCATGCCATTTCCTACTAGAGGACGATATCCAACGTACTTCATGTTCATTGCGAGCATCTTCACTACAGAACCATCTAGGTGGATGTTACGAACAACATTCATATCACCATAAACAGTACTGATTCTTGTGAAGTCAACACCAAACATACTTCCGCGGCCTTGGGCTGCGAAATTGGAACTAAAGTTAGGACTCAATTCCAAACTATTGGAAAAGTATCCACTCAACTTATGTAACCAGTTATATGTTGAAGTATCACAGAAGAACAGCGTTGCGTTAGCATTGTTGTATCTAGGATCGAGGAACTGACTCATATCATCCAAGAAATCATCAGATGTTTTAGTTGATTCCGTTAAGGAGAATATATTACCAGTGTTCAGTACGAAATCAATTGCACCCTGAGTGGTGTTCACTATTGAAGTCGTAGTACCAGTAGAACCTTGAGCGGAAAATAGAGCAGCTTGCTCAATGTCCCACTTATGTTCAATCAGTTTATCTTTCCAGATACGAGCCCATTCGTTAGGTTCGTACTTCAGAGCAGTCGCCCTTGCAGTATTGGTCATACCGAACTCAGAACGAAAAATCTGAGTTTGTCCATATGAGGTACTGTAAGGATTATCGTTCCACACTGTGTCGATCAGTCCTGATCCTTCAGAGTGGGCACTACCAACAGCGTATGTACGCCTTGATTCAAAGTGACCAGCAAGAGTATCACTAGTCGTTACTGAACCAGTACTGTCTACCGTAGTAGCAGTATTATGGTTAGTAGAATAAGCCGCAGCTGGTGCTGGACTAGTTGGAACACGAATAACAGAGCAAATTGCTTTAATCGTTTCCGCGTTGTCAACACCATCTCCAACACTACCCAAGTCAACACTTGTATCATCTGTAGTTGGTGTTGTAACTCTAAGAATGTAGTAGTCTTTAGCTGCTTGATCTGTAGCTGAGTCTGATACATTCACTTTGAGTAGCATGCCAGGGACAACAAAATCAGGTCTTGTTCCGTCCGCACCAATGTGATTGGCTGTCTGACCTATTTTATTTTGAATGTTACCTGCTGTTAAGTAGTCACCAGCAAGATAAACAGTCATAGTGTCTCCAGCTGAAACACTTGTACTATCTGATGTGTTTGCTAGGATAGCTTCGTTTATTACGACAGCCGATCCATTATGGAAAGCGACTACGTATGCATATCGTTTATGCCACGAACCTCTTTTCTCGGTGAATTTAAATTGGGGATCATCAGTCGGCTGTTTTCCAATCTGACTAACCAGTCTAAAAAACGGAGTCTGATTAACTGCAAGTTCAGTGAACCTATCAGAAAAATCATATCTTCGTCTTGGGTGACCAGTTGAAAGACCAGAACCAGCTACGCGACCTGTTGCCCCTTCCGAAGTCGGTAGCCCACCTTGAGTAGCTACCGCCAGGTATTTTGGGGATGTGTAAGCCATGTGTACTTACCTCCTACTTGTCTAGTTTAGCTGATAAGGCTTCAACTCCTTGATCTAGATGTAAGAGAGCGTTAAATACTTGGTCATCTTCGGTGCCCGCATCAGGTGATTGTGATCCAGAAGTTGAAACACTCTGAGGTTTTTGCCTCACGTTTTTCATTTGATCTGCCACTTCCTGTCGTGCGTTTTGCGCTATTTTCTGATCCCTATTTTCTCTAGTAAACAGATAATATATATCATCCATTGTGAGAGATCGGTTTTTTGCAAAGTCTACCATTTGATTCATTTGATCCTCATTTAGATCAAACTTTTGCTGGATTCTTGATTGCTCTGCCACTCTTGTATTTTCAACATTTTGACGATTGGCGTATTCACCAACTCTTTGTTGAACAAGATTGTCTACATGAGTATTCATTACTTTTGCAGAATCAGAGGCTGGATCAGCAATTGCTTCATCATAATCAAATACAAAATCCTCGTCTAAGCCAAGTTGCTCTTTCAAGCTAGATGGAGAGTTTCCACCACTATTACCCTCAAAGTAGCTCCGCATATGCTGAACTAAATTAGGGTCTTCTTTCATCGCATCGAGAATAGGCATATAGGGTTCTACTTCAGTCATCTGTGTATTTAATTTCACAGCTTCTTTAGAAGAATCCGAATACCTTTGTTCCCAATCGTGCTCCTGATCTTGGCCCGAGCTCTGACTCGCATCAAAGGTTGCTGGCTCCGAAGGATTAAGAGCTTGTTCTGTTCCTTCAGATTGATTATCAATTATTCCTTCATTAACATCAGAGTCTAAGTCATCCATAAAACTCTGTATGTCAAATGATTCAGTTTCAGCAGACCTATCTTTTCCCTCTTCACCCTTCATAACGGTGTTTGCTTCCAGTACGGTATCTGCGTTGTTATCTGCCATATTATATTTCTCCTTTGTAATTTAACGAAAAATTACTAAACATGTCAAGGAGACTGCTTCTTTTGTTTAATCTTTTCCTGTTCCACAGTATTCTTGATCTGCCGAGACATTTCTCTCTTCATAAGATCAAGTTCTCCCCTTAACATATTCCTTAAATACTTCTGCTGAGACTTAGTTTCACCAATATCTCTATCGACTTCAGACTCAGCATCTTTAATCTTTGTTCTAATTCCTGATTGTATTACCTGTCTAGATAGTGTTTCTATTGTACCATCCCTATCTTTTAATACCTGCTCCATTTCTTCGAGTTGAGATTGGAGTTGTGCATATACAGACTTTCTCTTCATAATATTCTCTTTCCCACGAACATCTGTTTCTGCCAGCATCGCAACATCATCAATGAGACCAGCCTGAAACCATCTAAAGTATTCTTCAAGTAATGCCCATCTATTAACAGGAAGCGTTGATCCAGCCACAATTCTAATATCAAATCTTGCTGTCCCATAATCTTTCCACTTGCCTATCGCAGCTCCAAGATCGTTGTATATTGGAATATTCATTTCTACAGTACGTTCTTCCTGTAATGCACTCGGTTGTACAATTCTAAAGACTTTATGAGCAGTATATGTGCTTTGCGCCATCTCTTTAAAACATCTTCCAAGATGCTCTAATGCTGGTTCAATCGTAGCGTCCATCCATGCCTTGATACGCCTTGTACCATATTCATCAGCTGCTAAAAGACCCCTGTATGTTTCATGTTGAGTTCCAACATCGCCTTGCATAGAAGAGTATATTCCAGATAAGTACTCCATATCTGATCTTCCTACACTTGTCAACTCAAAGAAGGCTTGGTTGAGTGGAAGTGGTTGAACTGGAGTTGGGGGCGCGAATCCTGACCTGTATTTTAACAATGCGCCAGGAGCTGAGGAATATTGTTCCCACTCATCCTCGGGAACTGATCCTTCTTCATAAAGCCACCTCAAGTTAGACGCTAGGTTGGCGTTATGTATCATAAGTTGATGAGCCTTGTTCAGCTCCTGTTGTTTCCCCACTAGAGGACTGACCGCGCTCATCGGATACGGAGTCCCCGTCCAAGTATACATAAATGGTACTATTGGATATTCAGTACAGGGAAGAACTGTTTCCCATAACAGGACAGAAGAACCTATTGTACAAGTTAGTCTTACTCTTGTATCAAAGAACTTTACAGCTTCAACTATATTCTCTTGACCAACTTCTGTAGCAGCTAATTCTTTATACACACTTTCTTCAAGAACTTGATTCTCTACTCTAGATTGTGCATCTACTATTTTCGATATTATTTGCTGTCTATACTGTTCAATTGCAATTTCTGCTTCTTGTTGAGCCTTTTCTATTTCTAGGGTTGCTCTCTCAGGTATCATTTCCCCACGATCTACCGCTTGTTGCACAGCTGCTTCAGTCTCTTTCACAGAAACCTCAGTCTCTTTAATGAAATTTTCTATTTCTACTTCAGCCTGCTGTTTGATTTGTCTCATTTCATCTGGAGAAGGAAGAACTTTAATATAGACATTATAGTAAGGTACTTTTATTTTCTGATAAGTCTCAAAAATCTCAAGCATTTCATCTTCTTCTGCGGTTACAGGATTGTATGCTTGTACTCCAACCTCGTCAGAAAGAATAGCATCAGATGTTCCCAAATTTCTATCAGAGAACATGACCCCACCTCTGCTTGACATTGTTTGCCCCTCAGCCTTTTTAATTTTTCTTTTGTAATCTGGGTACAAAGCCATTAACTGTGTCTTTGTTAAATCTTTCTTGATAATGACATATGACGCATCACGAAAGAGAAAGTCTGTACTCATTGGGTCTACGAAGACATCAAATGGCTCTACCCTCTTGAATACAACCTCTCCCATACCTTGATCCAAGTCGGGATTTACATCAATTAAACAATATCCTACTGATTTGGTAAGAGCATCTTGTATGATATGACTATAAATAGACTTTCCATTCGATAGATACCAACAATAGTCAGCAATATCAGAATGAACAGCTCCGACATCTGTATCAGAACCATCAGTACCAACTGCTTGCCATCGAGGATTGTTAGCAGAAACAAAGTATTTCATCATCTCAATAACAGGAGTAATCCTGTTAATAATGAAACTTGGCATACCTGAGGCTTCTATTGCCTCTCTTTCTTCACTAGTTAATTGTTCGTTAAGATAGAAGTCATATCCTCTTTGATTAACCTTCTGCCACTTTTGCCTAGAGCTTCCATTGGATTGCTCCCAAAGCCTTTTATTAATATCGGCTTTCTTTTTGTCGCTTTGTCTAGGCACTCTATCCTCTATAAGCTAGTAAAGTCGCATTAGAGTTGGTATGATTCACTACCCCTGAGAAGCTTCCATAGATGATGTCACCAGGCTGTAAGAATACAGACGTTAAATCATCACCCTCATTACAAGCAGCTGTTAACTGACAAAACTGACTTGCATAAGCAGTAGAGCCAGGAGTTACAGCGGCTAGACATTGTAAGGCAATCCATACACCAGCTCTCCCATTTTCATCTGGGGGAGACTGTGTGGTTGAATCGTGTTCTCCAACAACATCAAATCCAGCTTGTCCTAACTGAAGGTTTAGTGCTTCTGAGGTATTATACTTATGTACCCCGTAAACTATTGCCATTTTTCATTCTCCTACGTTATTCTCTTATTTCAAAATGTGGAAGGTCATCGAACTTATTATCCTTAACTTGCGTGTCTCTATCCCAGTCGCCGCCCCAACGAATTTTTAATCCCATTTGCGATGCGATGCCCAGAACAAAACCACCAAAGTAATGAAACCTGTCGCGATCGCTCCAGTCGATAGGGTAAGGAGCCACATCCACGGCTTTTGAAGGATCAGCATTATGCTTACCATCAGGATAACGAAGTTTACTTCGTCCCGCGTCATATGCTTGGTTTTGCTCTGCTTCACCTCTATGCCCTTGAATCACCGTACAATCAAAATATTTGATAACTTTTTTGAATAAGTCTTGAAGTCTATCATCACAAGTTGCAAGTCTTTTCTTAGACCTTTTGCCAAATCTAGGCATGGGTAGACCACGGGTATCTGAACGATCTTGACATTGGTATTCCTTCCATTCCCATATCTACCAATCTTTCCAACGAATAGGATACAGCAGGGATCTTTTTTCTCTTTGTTATCTCTTGCCACACAGATTTGGTTGGGCCTTTGTTTAAATTAAGGTTAGTACCATTGGATGCTCTGGTTGTAAGCCTATTGTTGAAATATGGCTTTCTTATATTTATGCTATTATCCAATTTTTAACCTTTTTTTTCGGCTTTCTCCACGTTTTGTCCTTTTTCTGGGCATAATTGGGAGGAAAAGCGTGCAGATTTGCATAATAAAGAGCCTCTATGGTATCATCGTGTGCCATTCTCGGGCCGAATGTAAGTATTTCATGAATTAGATCAAAGTGATTCTCACGTAAATGGACAGCATTCATGCTAAATCTTCCAGACAGTCCACTATATATCCTATTTCTCTTGTGATGTCCACCAGGCTTCTGTGGAATAATTGAAATGCTGAACCTGTTTAATCTTCTTTTTTCATCGTTCATTGCTTGGAATATAGACCTGTTCATCGCAACGTCTTCTACAGTAGCACTTGAACAATGGTATTTTGTATATAAGTCAATAATTATATCAACAACGCCTCTTTTCCCAATTAAGTTCCCGTCAGATGCTTTTGATCCTATTGTAGGGATGCTTCTATGCCGTTCATACTCAAGTACGAATAGATTATTATTTGTGTCCACACCCACAACCATAATGACGCTGAAATCAGACTCTTTAGTATCAATATCAGTAGCAGGGTCACACCCGATAAATGTATGGATAGGTGTCTTCTCTCCGTCTTGTACGATATAGTTAATGCCTTCTTCATGCTCATAAAATCCGCTCCAATGTTTAATATCCGTCCTCTTCCACATCGCATCTTCTTCGCTCATCACTTCCATCATATATTCCTGATAGAATTTTGATGGTTGCCCAGAATCCCTATAGAATTTTTTCTTCTCTTTTAATTTTTTGTTCGAGAAGAAGCTCGGCCAGAGTGGAGTCCCATCTTCGAGAATAGCTTTGTATGTAACCATGTCCCAGGAAAAGGATTTGTTCTCTTTATCTGCTTGCTCGTAGTTTCTGAGCAGGTTATTAATAAAGCTGTCAAAATGTACAGGAGTCCCGTTAACACGGAGGCGGCCAGTGTGAGGCTCCAGAGCAGGATAGACAACAGCTGTAACAAGATTCGCATTTTTAGCCCTCGCTTCGTGAGTAATTGTATTAGCTTCATGTTCAAAGTCGTCAAGAACAATCAGGTCATATCGTTTGTGCAACTTTGCTCCACCACGTATACCAGCCACATTACTTTTCGATATTAACTTACATCCATTCTTAAGTTCTATATCTTCCTCTGTCCATTTCGGGCCTTTTAGATTTCCGAAATAATACCTTATTCTATCGTTGTATTCTAGATGATGTTTGATATAATCCATATTACCAACAGATAGTTTTTGTGTAGCAGAGACCCAAGCATAGAAAAGAAGGTCATCAGCGAAACAGAAGTCTTTTATAATTGATGCTTTGGTGAGGACAGTCTTACCATGCCCTCTAGGCACAATGATTGCTAGTTGCTTTGTTTCCTTGTCATCAATAAGGTCAGAAATCTCATAGTGGAATGGAGGAGTTTCTGATCTTAGAAAATCATCTGGTAGAAATAACTTGCCAAAAGCGATGAGGTCATTCTTCGATGTCTGAAGAATTTCCTCCGCTTCCGCTATGTTCTGGCTGTTCACGTTCATATTTTTCTTTTAGAAAGTTTTCAAACTTTTCTGACTCGTCTTTATATTCTAGATATTCTTGAAATTCTTGTTGTTGCATCTGAAATACAGTTAGCAAATTGTCCAATCTATATCTCAATGCTTTAATAGACCTGATGATGTCATGCTTCGATATTGTTTTTTTTGTCTTCATATCCTACCAGTTCTGGAACTTCTATGTGGTCAATAATACTCTTTATCCATGAAACTCTTATCAAATCATATTCTCTTCCACTGACTAGACCAGAATAACTTACCTCCCGTGAGATTCTCTTTAACTCTTTAATTGATTCTCCGAGGTCAAGGTTCGATGGATCATACTCTGAGATTTTTCTATACAATTTTTGCACACTCAATTTGTCCAACACCTAATGTCTTCTTTACTGAGCTCCATTGTTACCCACCCAGTTCTCACAATTGTATACAGAGAATATCTAGCATATTCAGCATATCTAAGAAAACTGCCCCCTCTTATATACCATCTTCTGTGTAAAGTCTCTTCTTGGTCTTCTACTTTGATTGAATCTATTGGTTTCGCATATAATTGGTGATTATGTCCAAGAAAGAAAACATCTCCCTGACTGTATATGGAAGATAGTTTATCTAATTCCAAGTCTCCATTTTTCGCTCCACTCTTGCCGTGACCAGAGACAATCGACCACGTTCTATCTCCTATGGTGATTAAGGAGTAGCCTGGTAGTCTGTAGTATGGAACATCCATCTCTCTAGCAAGAATCCTAGATACATCATAGTCTAGCAACCTCACACTTCTCAAATAATCGTGATTCCCACCTCGCACAAACAGGCATTTGTCGATGATGGGTGCAATCAAATCCATGAAGGCAAGATGCTGAGCCTCTGGATTAATATACTGACCTCGCTGACTAATATGGTAGTTGGGTGGAATACACTCAAGCATATCTCCATTACCAAACCACCGTGCATTGTCATCTTCGTAGATTACCTTGATTGCTTCTTGGAACTTTTCCAGATCGAACTCGTTAGCACCTACGTGCATGTCCGTTAATCCGTGCAGTCTAATTTTCTCCTCACTTTTATACTCATACACTTTACCAGGCTCAACCACTTTTCCCTCTGGCTGCATATTTGTTATAGGGATTGAAAAGTGTCTACCACAGGCGTGGCACTCAAATATCTGAGTCTCTCCTTTTATCCCATCTTTTTTAATCTGATACGATGAACACCTCGGACATATCATCCTGTTACCTCTTCTACTTCTTTACTTTCTAACATAGGTCTTTTGGCTTGCTCTAGCTCTTCTGGAGAGAATTGCTGAACCATACCATAGATACCCATTTCAACATTTTTCTTTTGCGGAGCTCCTAAAGTGCCTATTGCTTTACCAAGTTCTTTCGTTGCCTGCAGCACTATATTCTCATCGTCAGAATCCTCACAGAGAATTTTTAAGTTATTGAAGACGTATTCATGGTCTATACCCATGCTCTTGGCAACATCCATAACGGACTTTTCTATTTCTTTCATAACTCTTTCCTGTTTTAATAGCATTACAGCCTTTGACTTTGCTTTATTATCTGGAATATCTCCAAATGAAGATTTGTAAGCCGCTACTACTCCATGACCAGCAGCTATACTCGTTGCGAATATCCTCTCTTTTTTTGTGACTGTTTTTCTTGATCTAAGTCTTTTAGCTGGCGTACTCTTTTTTCCTGAGAATGTATATCTATCTTTATGTTTACTGAAGTCTGAGTCCATAGTACTATCTTTTGTTTTGATAAATGTTCCCACAACCGTTCTCACCCATCCTTGAGCATATTTGTAATTCTTGGAATCGTTAGGATGTTTAATATCTGATACTTTTAATAATTGAACTATCTTCCCATCATCAGCATATACCCAATCGCTCTCTTGCGCACTCTTCCAATTTGAATGGATTGGGGGAGCCTTCCCCTTACCAAAGTATTCTGCATATTCTTCAGCATCGTCAAAGACACAATGCTGCTTTCCCTTAATTACTCTTGAATCCACCAGAACCAGATAGCTCTTGAAGCTCCTTAATTTGCAATACTAAATTATTAATCAGGGCATCTACCTCGGGGTCTATGTGATAAATAATGCGGTCTATCTCGATTGCCACGAGCGGTCTTTCTTCATACATCTCATCATCTATATCAGGATTACCATTTCCAGAAAGCATAGGACTCATCATCTTATCTTTTAAAGACTCTATCTCCCCCTCCCCCCTATAGTCCCCCCTCCCCCTCTTGCTAGGGGAACAGTCTGGGCAGAGACTACTACCTTCCATATTTACCTCAATATATGGCTTATCACACTCAACACAGTGGTTGGGCATTGGCATTATTCTTCTTGTGATTCCTCTTCCTCTTCTTCCTGCTCTTCTTTCTCTTCTGGCTCTTCTTCGCCCGCCAGAGGCTTATGAGCAATACCAGTGACACCAGCAGCCCTCGAAATATCCGACAGCCTTACTACACCTTTAACCGCCATATCGTAATCTCCTTATTTGCTCGTAATATACCCTCAAAACCCAAGTGTATCAAGTAGTTTGTGCCACAATGTTATGCAACCATACACTCATCGATACCAGTTTAGAGAGATTATGGATTCTCTCTTTTTCGTTAACGATTAGTTAGAAGGAGTTCTATTATGAACGAGATACTGATGGCACTACGTGGATTCAACGAACCTATGAGAGTACTGGAAGATTGTTCAACGTACGAGTGGCAAGGAGTGATCTTTGTCGAACTTACTTTGGCAGTCAACAGGACTACTAAGGTCACTATCGCACAGTCTAAGGTCGCACAGGCAATCGAAGACGCATCAGGGTTCGAGAAGACTCTCACCCCAGCGAAAGTATCCGACTTAGTGTAATCCCAACCTTCACATCGGGGGACTTCGTCCCCCTTTGTGTTAGGATTCAGTTCGTATAAAAGAATAAATAAACAATGA